ATCCGACTTAACGTGCTTGTTTCTTTTCTTACTCTCGGTTTGGTCGGTGGGTTTGAAACTGTTCAAGTTGCTATCTCACTGATCCCTTACTTGGGTTGACATAGCATACAGCTCTGAACCCACAGGAAGTTGTATTCACATCGAACGACTTCACCAGTTGTAAGTCGTTGATTGTGTTTGCAGAAATACGTCTGATCGCAGGCTTCACATTTCACGCACATCACTGAGCACCTTCCAATCGCTTCGCACGTGCGAACGGTTCTTCCCATTGATCAACAGGAATTTGCATCAAGATACAGCTATATGATCCGTGAAACAAACGTGGTGATGGGCAATCGCCCCACCAGCATCGGTGTTCCCACTTTACTTTTAGCACAGAGTCGTATTCAATAAATTTCACTTCTTTGCATTCGTGCCATGCTTCGATTGCGTATTGTTCCTCTTGGTAATCAGGATCAATGCCAAGGCTTTCTGCACATAAATGGAAGTGTGCAAGCCAGTCTTCGAGGGCTTGTTGTTCGTATTCTTCGATGGTGGTCATTGTTCCGCCGCCTTCTTGAGTGCTAAAAGAGCTCGACGATCGCGAATGATACGTGCGCAGCCTTCTTTGCCCATCGTAGACACCGCTGCGTCTACAATCTGTGACATCTTGTAGCCTTCATTCTTCATGTCTTGCAGGATTCTATCCGTCTCATCGCTCACCGTTATGCTGTATTGGTTCCCCATAACACGCCCAAGCAGTTCCCAATAATAATGTTATTCCTAATTGAATCGAAAAAAGGGGGTAGGCAGAATAATATCATATGGCTTCTTGCCAAGGGATGGTGTGGTGGGTAAGACTATCCTATGGCGTGCCACCGGTAGAGAAGATTAAGTGCTGAATGGGGGGTGCTCAAGTTGTCCGCAGGAGCCGGTCAGTTAATTCATGCACTGAAACAACCTGCGGACACCTAAACAAAAGAGATGAACACAATGGCAAAAACAGACAGTTTTTTTATCAGAGCAAAGATCGCTACAAACGCAGTAAATTTTGAACAAACAAGCATAGACCTTGGTTCGTATGTTGACGCCCTTGGCAAAAGCGTACTCAGGATTCATGGCGTCTCTGTTCAATACGGAAGTCCAACTCATCTCCCAGCGTGCGGCAATAATGACAGTGCAATGACAGCCTACCAACTTACAACTCAATCCCAAACTGCTATGGTTGACGCTACGGACCGATCACAAATTTCCAGTGGTCGATTGGTTGTTGGTGCTGCGGCTCAAAACATCACAAGCTTGAGCGACATGGCGGACCTGTCCCCTGAAATGTTCCGCAATGGCTACTTAGTCGCGGTTGAACAAATTTATTTGGGCACTGATTCAGTGAACGTTAACGCCGTTGATCAAGTGTCTGTTGTTCTCGAATGCACAGTTGAGACCCTTTCCCAGTCTGCGGCAATGGCACTTGCACTTTCCCAACAGTGAGGCGATCTACTTGCCAACTGATGAAGACATCCGGCTCGCTCTAAGGCTTAGAGCACTTGCTGATGCTCTCCTTGTCCCTGTCGCCACCGCAACAGGTCTACCTCCCGAACTTGTTCAGGGATTTGTTGAAGGAACAACTACCGGTGCTGTTGCCGCTGCCAAAGAGCCCACGAAGAAGCGCAAAGCATCCGCGTACAATCGAAAATACAAAGCCGCGTTCAAGCGAGTCTCGAAGAAATACAAGAAGAAGAACGGCGAATGGAAGAAGGGCGGATTCAAGTCTGCTGTTAGATCTGCGCATAAGGAGGCGAAGAAGTGAAGCGAATCCATACCCTTCGAGGTAAAGTCACTGAAGGGACCATCAAGCAATTGATTGTTGATGATGGTCGACTCACACACGGATACAGAGTGACAAGGTTTGTCGTGGCGAATGACCAAACGCAAGCAGGTGCATCGTGCTTTGCTACATTAGGCCTCGACGACAAACTAACGCTTGCTTGGGACTGGGAGAACAATAACCAAATTGCTTGGTCGTCCGTCCGAAGCTCAGGAAGCAATGGTTTGGAAGGGCCAGCGTTTGAACTTGTTGATCCTGAACATGTAGTCGTTCGAGACCTATTCATCCGCGCACAGATTGGCGGTAGTGATCCACAAGTAGTGAATTACTTTATTCAGCTCGAAGAGATGGAACTTAGCGATTGGCAAGCAATCGTACAACTTACAAAGGAGAATGCACAGTCATGACCGAAGAACCAATTGAAGAAGTAAAAACACCAAGTAAGACTGAACGTTTTGCTCAATGGTTGATGACCCGTGAAGAACGACGTGCAGAAAAAGAATCCAACCTTGAAAGTCTCATCCGACTTAACGTGCTTGTTTCTTTTCTTACTCTCGGTTTGGTCGGTGGGTTTGAAACTGTTCAA